ATTACAGAAAGCTAGAGGCTACAACAAAGGTGGACTTAAAGCATTGGATGGTAAAACACCTACCATTAGCACTAGTGCATGGGAGCACAACAATCATCTGACACTTGACGAGGGTACAACATGGCGAAAGCTTACCCCAGTGGAGTGTGAGAGACTTCAGACTGTGCCTGACGGATACACTAACCACGTTAGCAATACCCAAAGGTATAAGATGCTAGGCAATGGTTGGACTGTGGATGTAGTCAAGCACCTATTCAAAGGATTAAAGTAATGAATGATGAAGACTTAGAAAGAGAAGCAAGAGAAGCTTTTGACGGAGCAAAGAGAGCCTTAATCTATGATTATATGTACATGGGTACTGAGATAGGAAGGGATAACTTAGAGTATATGGGGTTCAAACATATTGAGACTAGAGAATACATAAAGATACCCAAGTGTGGGATAGCATTTAGAAAGGATATGAAATGATTAGGAAAGATGAAGTAGAAGCTTACAACAAACACTATAAACATCTGAGGGGGGCAAAGATACTAGAGTTTTATATGGAGCAATGTAAGTATAATCCAGAAGAATTTTGGCCTACCTTTAGGATGCAAAAAGGTAATGACGTATTCAAGTTTGTACTCTCTCAAGATCCGGAGGGTAACGGTGGTGGCTTTGCTTTTATAGAGGATTTATAAAGATGTTTGTTGATGTAATTGTAAAATACAAAGGTGAACCTGAGCGTTGCACAGCTACGATAGGACAGGATAGTACATACTTGCATAACATACAACAAGACTTTCTTGACTATCCTGAGCTAGAATACATACGACTAGAAATGCCTACTTACTGGAGACAAAAGAGAGATGAGCTACAGAAAAACTGAATTGATAAAGGCTGTTGATGTTTACTCTGACAGCCTAGATGAAAAGACTTTGAGGGAGTACGTCTACAATGACTTACTGGAAAAGTACGACAAGGTAGACTACGAAACAATAGATGCTTTCATTGCCATGACAAAAGAAATGGTAAGCCTCAAAGATATATTGGATGAAGAGTTAAACAAATGATGAGAGTTTATTTCTTAGGTAGGTTCTCAAAAGTAAAAGAGGATTTAATCTGTCAGCTAGTAAGCTTTTGTCAGGAGCAAATGTTTCCAGATATTGATGACGTACTCTTGAACTTTGAAGGGATACTTCCCAAGTATAACGACTATCACGGTGATTGTTTGTACGAGGAAGACAACGAGTTTACTATCAGGCTTAACAAGCGATTGACTATTCCACAGCTTGAAATAACTTTATGTCATGAGATGGTACACGTTAATCAGTACCTGAGGGGAAAGGAGATGGATGATACCTCACCGTATTTTGAGAGGTGGCAAGAGAAGGAAGCCCACCAAAAAGAATTAGAACTACAAACTATTTTTCATTCGCAATAAAGAAAGGATTGATTGAGAAATGATAGAAGACAAAACTTACAAAATCCAAGTGGGAGATTACAACGATGCAGTAATCTATGTTTACTCCCACAGAAACAAGATCATTAACCCAAAGGATAGTGAAGACAAACACAAGTGGAAACACTGGAAAGAAGTTGAAACAGTGATACCTATCAACTGGGATATATACGGTGATGACAGGGAAGAACAAATAGATTTGCTTCATGAAAAAGTTAAAGCCGTGGCCGGTGCTTTAGCAGAACTTTACTCACGGCATGTAGACTACGAGATAGGTGTTTGCTACACCATGAACACAGACCAATACGTAACTATGTAAAAAACAAGGAGAAACTAACAATGAAAACAAGAAACTTTTGGACGTTAAGAATTAGTGATTGGTTGCCAGAAACAAAAGAGTACGAGGAAAGATATACCAGATACTTTGGGTCTAGCCTCAAAGCTAGAAGGGCAGCAATCAAACACATCACAATTATTAAGAACGAGAACAAGATTAACACTGTGGATTACAGTAAATCTTTCTATTCAATATCAGCAGACAGTGGGAGTGTACACTGCATCATTCAAAAGGAGATGATAGAATGAGAGTAACATTAGACAACGCAAAGCAAGTAAGGCTTGAAGCATTTGCGGCAGCCGTAGTAGCAACTCAAAAATATATTGACGAGGTGCTTAAAGGTGAAGATGCTTACACTTGTGGATTTGCTTGGGTCACAGTTGATCCTAAGCACAAGGGCAACACCAAAGAAGGAAGACAAGAAAGAAAAATCTTTGCTGCCTTGGATTTACAAAAAGATTGGACTGAGAAAAGATTTCAGTGGTGGAATCCAAGTAAGTCTTACTTCCAGAACATAGACTGTAAAGAACAGGGTGCTCTCGCTGCAGCCAAAGTTTTAAAGAGCTATGGTTTGGATGCTTGGATGGGATCAAGGTTAGACTGATGCCAAAGATATATCAGATCAACATCCATGATAGAAGTGATAACCTCTTTGCTTTTTACTCTACTAAAAACAAGAACGAGGTTGATCGATTGGTCAAGAAATTTTTAAGAGTGAAGGGAGTATCAGTGGAAGTAAAGATAATAAATGGGTGAAGCTATAGCCTTAGTAGCCTGGATTGCTTTTTTTGTCTGGGCTTACTATCAACTGTATGGGTGAGGCAATCTGCCATACTTGAAATGTAAATTACAACTTACAACTAATACTTAAGGTATTACTTACAGTTAATTATAATTATGTTGTTATTAATATTATTATTAATATAACTTGTAGTATTACCTTAAGTAACAATGGAGGTCATAGTGACAGAAGAAGAATTTAAGGTAGCATTAGCAACCATGAATGAAGAGACTGAAGAAGAAACTCTTCAAAGGGTGTTAGTAACAAATGTTGAATTGTTTGAAAGACTACTAGAACTTCACGAGTTCTTAGAAGAAAACGATTTAACACAATCAGACTTCCAGAAATGGAAGAAAGAAAAGTATGAGAGGAACTACCATTGACTATCTACATACCTGAGCCAACAACAATACTATTAATTGTGTTGTCTTTCCTCGCAGGGTTTCTGTACAAAAGATACAGAGACAACGAGGATGTGGCTGATGCTTTTGATGAAGGGTTTGAGAAGGGGGCAGAGGCTGCAATCAACACTGTTAGTAGAGTAACAGGGAGGAACATTGCAGATGAACTATACGGAGAGGTTTTGGACAGACGATCCACACGATGATGTATCTCATTGGATAGGAAGGATATAGAATGAGACATTTAAACTACGAGAAAGAAAAGGTTGTTGCTATACAACGATATATCATAGACCTACAAAAAGATATAAGTGACCTAGAATGGGAAGGAGAAAACAAAAAAGCAGACAACCTCAAAAGAATATTGTCAGATGTTATGGAGCAAAGAGACAAGGGGGAAGTATGGTATCCTATGTTTTAGAGGGAAGTAACGACATGGAAGTATATTTCCAGGAGGAATTGCCACTTAATCACGAGCCTAGTTTAGACCACTGGGCAAAGATTATAGCAGAAGGTGAGATGGAGGACGGTGGTACTAACTGGGATTATGAATACGAAAGAGCATGGCACTCTTTGGATGCCGAATACAATTATAGTTATGTGTAAAAAAAGGACAATCGATGCTTAAACTATTTTATACTCTACTCGTTATTGAGTATGTTGTTGACAATCAAGATGTGTCAACCAGTGTTATCTTTCCAAGCCAACAAGGATGTTATGAGGCTATGGGTGATGGAGTAATGGATGATCTCTATGATGTTATTGCTGACACTTATGGCAAAGAGATTATGATGTACTGTAAGAGAACACCGTTTACTTCTGGTGTACAGTCCTACATAAAACCTAAGATAAGACCTTACGAAAAAACAGATTAAGGAAACAATGTAATGATGTACATACTAATATGGATGCAGTTGTTTAGCACACAGTCGGTTGAGTACTACCAGTTAGGTAACTACGCCACACTGGAAGAATGTCAGATTGAACTGAGCAAAGCAGCCAAGATGATAACGCACAAGTCAGAGACAGTGGCTTGTCTAGAAGTAGAGGTACAGCAATGAAGGGAAAAGCACCAAACGAATTGGCAGAGATAGAAGCCAAGAAAACTTTTGAAGGGTTTATTAAATGGATGAAGACATCCTTCTATTGGATCATGGCAATCCTAGTTATCCTAGCATGGTGTAACTTTGGAGCAGATACTGAGACAGGTAGCCAGTACAACGGTGAAGTATACGCACCGATGAACATAGGGGAAAAATAAAAAATGAAATTAACATTAACTGTTTTGTTTTTAATGTTTGTCGCAGCATCTCCATTTTTGTATATGCTCGTTGAGGGTATTTAAATGAGTGAGCAATACTGCACCACAAAAGGATTGGGGTGGGCATTTATTATCTGTTCGTTTTTAATCTTGGGTGTTCCTGTGCTGATGTGGTTAGCCTTGGAAGGGGCTGACTGGTATCAACGATTTGATTTAATGAACCCGATGTGGTGAAGTCAATGCAACCAAAGGGAGTACCTTGTCATATCCGTATCAAACATGCACCAACAATAAAAAAACCAGGGAGGCAATGTAGATTATACGGAAAAACCTTTGACAGTATAGCTGAAGCTGCTAGATGTTTTAACATAAGTTATAGTTGGGCAGTGGAGCAAGTTAATAACGGATGGAATATGGAAGACTTCCCAAAGAAATCCAGAAGAAAGCTTTTAGAAAGGATTGATAATGAAAGCAGTAGTAAAGAATAACGGAGAGATATCACATCAGCCGTGTCCGTATGAGGATTGTGCAAGCAGTGACGCATTTAGTTACAACATAAATCAGAAGGTTGGTCACTGTCATTCATGCGGTAGAGGTTACCCTGGATCACATAAAAAATTTGATTGGGCTGAAGCAACCTATCCACCGCCACCGCCAAAGGTGGACTTACACAAGACCAAGGTTATCAGTGGTAGGTTTGATGGTATACGAGGACTAAAAGAAAAGACTGCTAAACTTTTTAATATTCAAGTTCAGTACGGAGAAAATAACACCCCAGTAAGATACGCCTTTCAGTACCCTAATGGTGCTGTTAAGTATCGTGGCTATCACGAAAAACGTTTCTTCTGGAAGGGCAAAGGTCAGAACTCTTTATTTGGTCCTGAGTTTAACGCAGGATCTAGCAAACGTATTTACATAACTGAGGGTGAGTTTGATGCCGCCAGTTTGTACGAGGTTATGGACGGTGCTTACCCAGTTAAGTCTTTGCCAAGCGGATCGATGTCCGAAACTTTTATAAAAGAAAATCATAAATACTTGGACTCATTTGAAACAGTGGTCTACGCAGGGGAATTGTCTGATGCTACAGGTAAAGCTGCAGCACAAAAGCTTTACAACCTGATGCCAGAAAAGTTTTACTACGTTCCTATGTCCAAGTGGAAGGATGCCAACGAGTTCTTAATGGAAGGTGATGCTGAAGCTTTGAAGTGGGCAGCATTTAAACCTCAGAGGTTTTCACCTGACAACTTTTTTGTTGGTGATCTAGCAATCAAAGAAGCAATAGAAACAGAGAACCCCTACGAGTATGTACCTACAGGACACACTGGCTTAGATGATAAGATGCGTGGTCTTGTTAAGGGTGGTCTAACATTTATCAAAGCACTCAGAGGTCAAGGTAAAACTGAGTTAGTCAGATACTTTGAAGTAGGATTGTTGCGCCAAGGAACTAAGGTAGCAATGCTACACATGGAAGAGATGAAAGGTACAACTTACAGAGGCATGGCAACCTACGAACTGGGTAAGAATGTCCGAACTAAAGAAGACACAGAAGCAAATGGGTTCACAGAACAACAAGTAATTGATGCCGCACAAAAACTAGGTGGTGGTGATAAATCTGTTGTGTTCTACATGGAAGGGCATGACGATCCTATGATGGTTCTTGATTATGTAAGAACGTCAGCCACAGTCTATGGTGCAGAGTACATCTTTATAGATCACGTTCAACGTCTAGCTTACCTGTCAAACTCTGGTGTGGATGCCGCCACTAGTACACTAACTACCATTGGTGCTAGGATGGCGCAGCTTGCAAAAGAATTAAACATTGGTGTCGTATTTATCTCTCAGGTTAACGATGATGGACGAACTAAGTACGCATCTTCACTGGAAGAGGAAGCTATTATTTGTATCAAACTCAGTCGTAACGTTGAGTCAGAAGACGAAACTGAACGCAATACCACCCAGTTTATTATTGACAAGAACAGACCCTTTGCAAAGTTAGGTAACTCAGGTTCAGTATATTATGATCCAGAGACTACAATACTTGAAGAGGTAGTATTCAACGTATGAGAATAGTTGTCAGCGATATAGAGACTAACGGTCTTGATGGCAGTGACAAGCTATGGATTTGTGGTGGTAAGGATCTGAGCACCGGCAAAATACAAAGGTTTGATAACTGCCATGAAGATCCAGTTGCTAAGGCTGAAGCTATCAAGTGGTACGAATCAGCAGACCTGATTGTTGGTCACAACTTTGTACAGTTTGATGCACCGATGTTAAACAAACTTTTAAAACCAGGTATCATAGATCCAAGAAAGATTGTTGATACTGTTATTATAAGTAGGTTAGTAGATTATAACATAGCTATCCCAAAGGGTGCTCAGTACCCTCACAGTCTTAAAGCTTGGGGTATAAGATTAGATAAACATAAAGGAGATTTTAATGATTTTTCTAGATACAGTGTTGAGATGGTTGACTACTGGTATCAAGACATCGAGGTTACAAGTTCTTTGTATGAGCATTTCCATGCTATTATTTGGGATGCTGATTGGAGTAAATCACTAAGAACAGAACACGATGTGCAGATAGAACTGGTACGGACTCAGTACTACGGTTTTTGTTTTGACAAACCAAAGGCAGAGTTTCTTCTTAACTCAGTACAAACAAAAATGAAAACTTTAGAAGAACAATTTCAAGTAGACTTCCCACCTAAACTTACGGAAGTAAACAGGATAAAGTACCGACTAAAGAAAGACGGAACTGAAATGTCTACCGTCACAAAAGCAAAACAAAAGTATGGTATGACACACATAGAAGGGGAAGATCTAATCTGTTCTGACTGGATTAGCTTCAACCCTGGATCAGTAAAAGATCGTATTGATGCACTGTGGGAAGCCAAGTGGAAACCAGTAGACAAAACAAAGACTGCTATAGAGTTCTTAAGAACTAAAGTTGGTGACCCTTGGAAGAAGTCAATTCCTTCTATGGATCAAGAATTTTACGACAAAAAGAAAGCTTACTTGGATGTTTACGGATACACAGTTTCAGAGGCAAATCTTAGCACACTTCCTGACACAGCACCTACAGGAGCAAAAGCTCTAGCCCAGTGGTTGACACTAGAAGGTAGGCGTTCCTCACTGGTGGAGTGGCTAGGACAGTGTGGTGAAGATTTAAGGATACACGGCAGCATCAACAACATTGGAGCATGGACAGGACGCTGTTCTCACAAAGACCCTAACACCGCTAACATATCTTCTCCGTTTCATGGTGAAGCAAAGACTGCAGTAGAACAGGTAAAGAAACAATTTGATCTGCACTTACGTGCTTGTTGGACTGTACCATCAGGCTCTTGGTTAGTTGGTACGGATGCTGACGGTATTCAGCTGCGAGTGTTAGCAGATTATCTTTGGAGACACTTTGATGCAGATCAATATGCTCAAGCCATCATGACAGGAAAGAAAGAAAACGAAACAGATATCCATAACGTAAACAAGAAAGCTTTGAACGTTCCTAATGGTACAAGGGATATGGCAAAGACTTTTATTTATGCTTGGTTACTTGGAGCAGGGGTAGCAAAGACAGGACAGATACTTAACGTAAGTATGATGGCGGCAACCCAAGCACGTACTCGTTTTGAAATGAGTATTGATGGTTTATATAATTTAAAGAACCAACTTGTACCTTACGTAGCAGAGCAAGGATATTTTACTGGGTATGATGGACGTAAAGTTCCAGTACCTAACGCACACAAAACCTTGGCAGGTATGCTACAAAATGGTGAAGCTTGTTTGATGAAGCACAGTCTAATCAAGTGGCACGACAAAGCTAGGAAAGAAGGTATTAACTTTAAGATGGTTGGTTTTATTCATGACGAATATCAAGTGGAGGTAACAGGAACAGAGGAAGAAGCTAAAAGGTTGGGTCAGATACAAGCTGACTGCATGTTAGAAACTGGGGAAGACTTAGGTTTTAAGATACCTACGCCAGGATCATATGACATAGGAAAAAATTGGGCTGAAACCCATTGACAACCTAATATCACAACACTATGTATTACAGTATTAATCTTTTAAAAGGAGGGCAACATGCCATCAACACAAATGGATATCAAGGGAACAATCGAGTGGGCAAAAGTATTTGAGTCCAACCGTGACCAAAACGAATGGAACATAGAAACAAATGGTGAGTACAAAGTTACTGTAATCACTGACAAGAAAACTGCTAAGGCTCTTGTTGATGCAGGATGCAAGAAAAAGATTGAGGAAGTAGAAGGTGGTCACAAGATTACTGTGTCACGTCCTCACACTGGCGCACAGGATTGGATGGGTGGATCACCTATCGTAGCCGATGTTACTGGTAAGTCTTGGGATCTTCAAGAAAAAGGTCTTATTGGTAATGGTAGTAAGGGAATAGTTAAGGTTGAGGTGTACCCTACAAAGATGGGAACTGGTACACGATTGGTTGGACTTCAAGTCCTAGATCATGTGGTCTATGAATCAGAAGGTGGTAACTCCCAACCACGTCAAATGTTTCAGGATCATTCAAAGAGTTCTGGAGGTTCTAAGTCTTCCTCCCAACAAGAACCACAGGACTCAATACCCTTCTAGGTTTTTCAATAATCCTTTCTCCCTAGAAGAATTAGCCCCCACCCCTGTTTGTATTAGGTGGGGGCTTCTACAAATAAAAAGGTAAGACCATGAAAACTATAGACACACTCGTAAAAGACATGGAGGAAACCATCCAAGGATTAAACGGATGGGATCATATAGTAAGTCTTAAGATGGGTGATAGAATAGCTAAGGCAGCTACCCTAAGATTCAGAGCACCACAAAAACCAAGAAGATATTTGTCGTTCTCTTCTATCGGTAGTCCTTGCAAAAGAAAACTTTGGTATAAAATAAACGAACCTGCAGCGAGTAAACCTGCTTCTCCATCAGATTTACTTAAGTTCTTCTATGGCGATATGATTGAGGAATTAGTACTCTCTATCGTTGAAGCGTCTGGTCACCGTGTTGAAGGACAACAGGATCGTTTAATCATCAATGACTTAGCAGGTCACAGGGATGCGGTTATTGATGGTATGACAGTGGATGTTAAGTCTGCCTCCCCTTACTCGTTCAAGAAGTTTGCTGAGGGTAGCTTAAGGGATAATGATCCTTTTGGTTATATCAGTCAGCTTAGTTCTTACGTGTATGCTGCTAGGACTGATCCACTGGTAAAGAACAAAACACACGGAGCTTTTCTTGTTGTTGATAAAGTAGGAGGTGGCATATGCTTAGATGTGTATGACTTCTCTGAAGAGATAGAACAAAAAGAAAAAGAAATAGAACAAGCAAAGACAATGGTATCAGGTATAATTCCTGACAGGGGATACGAACCAGTTCCTCAATCAGCAACAAGCCCCAACAAAAAACTTCATCCTTCTTGTGGGTGGTGTGAGTTTAATAAGAAGTGTTGGCCTGAGACAAGAAGGTTTGTTTATAAGACAGGTGATGTCTTGTTGGTTGACGTTGTTAAACCACCTAATGTTCCAGAAGACTTTACTTATCATGACCAAGAATAAGTACAGAGCATCAGCAATAAAAGCAGGGTATCGCTCAGGTTTTGAGGATGATGTTGCCAGAGAACTACGCTCAAAAGATGTAGGGTTTGAATACGAAAAAAATAAGATCAAGTGGGTTGACATAAAGATCAGAACGTATACACCTGACTTCGTTTTAGCTAACGGTATTATCATTGAAACAAAAGGACGTTTTGTTGCTAATGATAGACGTAAGCACAAAGAGATAGCAAAACAATTTCCTGAACTAGATATTCGTTTTGTTTTCCAGAACAGCAGAGCCAAACTTTATAAAGGTGCTAAGTCTTCCTACGGAGATTGGTGCAAGAAGTACGGCTTTCGATACGCAGAAAAATCTATTCCTGACGATTGGACAAAAGAATAGATTGACGTAAAAAATTTAGTCTGTATAACTTGGAGGTTCTCGTGTTGTTTGAATTGACAATGCTATTAGATGTTGATCCTGAAGCAAACTTTATTGCTTCGGATAGTGTAACAAAGAGTCTTGAAGAAAGAATTCAGGACATCATATATGATTTAGACGATGTTAAAATAATTGAGATAGATGCAAAGGAGAAGTAATGTTAACACGACAAGACCTAGAAGACATGGGATATTTTGAAGCCTTTGAAACTAGCACACCCATTAACTTAAATGATTATGCTGAGTGGGTAGAAAATAAAATGATTACTACTGGTGATAAAAGATTCCTAGAAAATACAATGGGATTGATAGGGGAGACAGGAGAGTTCTTTGAGAAGCTAAAAAAACATAAGAGAGATGACACACCCCTAGACAAACAAGGTGTCACACTAGAGGCAGGGGATATGTTCTTTTACTTTATAGCTATACTAAATCTTTTAGATATAAAGCTTGATGATGTTGTAAAAGAAAACATGAAGAAGCTAGATAGCAGAGAGAAACGTGGAACAATAAAAGGATCAGGAGATTACAGATGAATATACCAAACGTAGAACAGGATTACGGACCAACCCTAGAAGTTTCAAAGTGGGTTCACGAGGAGAAGTACAGAGGCCAAGGAGAAACATTTAAAGATGCTATGACTCGTGTAGCAGAGGCTCTCAAAGATAATGAGGGTCACTTCAACAACTTCAGAACAATATTATACAACCAAAGATTCCTTCCTGCAGGACGTGTACAGTCAGCTATGGGAGCACCAAGACGTGTGACACCTTACAACTGTTTTGTGTCTACAACTATTGAAGATAGTATGGACGGTATCATGGACGCTGCAAGACGTGCAGCAGAAACAATGAGATTAGGTGGTGGTATCGGATACGACTTCTCTACTCTACGTCCTCGTGGTGCAATGATTAAATCCTTGGAGTCAAAATCCTCTGGTCCTTTATCTTTCATGGGTATCTTTGATGCAGTCTGTAAGACAATAGCTTCTGCAGGTCACAGACGTGGAGCACAGATGGGTGTGTTACGTGTTGACCATCCTGATATTGAAGAATTTGTTACAGCTAAGAACAACATGACTTCCCTCACAGATTTTAATATTAGTGTTGGTGTTACTGACAAGTTTATGGCAGCAGTAAAAGAAGGTACTGACTTTGATCTAGTGTTCAATGGAGAGGTACGTAAGACAGTCGATGCTCGTGCTCTTTGGGATAAAATCATGAGAAGTACATGGGATTGGGCAGAACCTGGAATCCTTTTTATTGATCGTATTAACAAAAAGAATAATCTACACTACTGTGAAACAATAGCAGCAACAAACCCTTGTGGTGAACAGCCCTTACCTCCTAATGGTGCGTGTCTTCTTGGCTCATTTAACTTGGTTAAGTATGTTGTGGATCATGATGGTAAGTACGTGTTCAACATGAACCAACTTCGCAATGACATACCTCATGTTGTCAGAGCAATGGACAACGTTGTAGACAGGGCAACCTACCCCTTAGAAGAACAAGAGCTAGAAGCTAAAAGTAAAAGGCGTATGGGTCTTGGTATCACCGGTGTAGCCAACGCTATAGAAGCACTAGGGTTTGAGTACGGAAGTGATCGTTTCTTACAAACCTTAGAAGAAATAATGGGTGTTATAAGAGATGTGGCTTACACAACTTCTGTTGAACTTGCTATGGAGAAGGGTGCATTTCCTCTTTTTAGAAGAGAGTATCTTGACTCTGAATTTGCAAAGACGCTGCCTGATCATATAAGAAATCTTATAAGTGAGTACGGTATTCGTAACAGTCACCTGTTATCTGTGGCTCCAACAGGAACTATAAGTTTGTCAGCAGACAACGTTTCATCTGGTATTGAACCACCTTACAATCTTTTCTACGACAGAAAGATTCAAGAGTTTGACGGTGAAAGAACTGAGAGAGTAGAAGACTACGGCTATCGTATCTTTAAAGTAGCAGGTAAAACAGCTAACGAACTGTCAGTGTTTGACCATGTTAAAGTTCTTAATGTTGCTTCAAAGTTTGTTGACTCTGCTTGTAGTAAGACTTGCAATGTTGGTGATGATGTAACTTGGGAAGACTTTAAAAAGATTTACATGGATGCTTATGATGGTGGTGCTTCTGGATGCACAACTTTCAGAGCATCAGGTAAACGTATGGGAATACTTAGCTCCTCTTCATCTGAAGAAATAGTAGAAAAAGAAGTAGTTGAAGAGACACAGGACTTTGTAGATGAAGGTGGTGCTTGCTACTTTGACCCTACAACAGGACTGCGTAAATGTGAATGAGTATACCTCATGTACGCAGGGGGATTGCTCCTAGATATGGGAGCACTCCATCCCCTTGTGAAAAAGTCTGTGAAATAGGTGACGATGGCTTATGCCTAGCCTGTAAAAGAACTGTTGACGAAATAAGGAATTGGCCTATAATGTCGGACTATGAGCAAGAACTTCTACTATGCGAGCTAAAACGGAGGCAGTATGTACAGAAGGAAATTTAGAGCAGATGTTTATAACGAGGTCAACGAACCTTCAAAGCAAGCCCTTATAAAATATTTAAAAGCAGAAGGGCATGAGATACTATCAACAGAAGAAGATTATAATGCTGATGTTGTTTCAATGAAAGATGGTAATACTTACTATCATGAGGTGGAACGTAAAGCACAGTGGGGTGAAGACTACTTAGGTAATAGAGGTTTTACTTTGTTACCAGATAGTCGGTGGCCTTCTGAATGGGAAGAAGTTAGAATCCCAGGAAGAAAACAAAGATTAATTAAAAAGTATCAGGACGAGATAGACAACTTGTTTTTCTACGTTCTTAACTGCGAGTATACTAAAGCTTGGAAAATAAAAGGAAGTCAGATGACTGATGATGTTATTAAGAAACCTTCCTTTGCAAGAGTTGACAGGCGAGAGACATTCTATCACATACCTTACACTGAAGCCGAACTAATTATTATAGACAAGGAGAGTCATGATAGACAAACGTAAACAGGTTGGTGGTACACATTATCAGAACCTTGCAATAGAACCTATTGATTATATCCTAGCAAACGAATTAGATTTTTGTGAAGGTAATGTTGTGAAGTACGTGTCTCGTTGGAAAAGTAAAGGGGGTATACAAGACCTACGTAAAGCTGCTCAAAACATAGAGTTCTTAATAGAAAGAGCAGAAGAAGAAAATGAGTAACAAAAGTAAAAAAACCCTTGAACAAGAAGCTCAAGAGTTTATGAAAGAAGATATTCCTACTGGTGATATACCAAGTAGGGATTACTTTGCAGGTGCTGCACTGTCGGGTTTGCTAGGATCTGGAAAGTATCTACGATCAGAAGAGATTGTAAGCCAAGCATATAATTATTCAAAGCTTATGCTTGACTATAAAAAGAGTAGAGATAAATCTTCTTAAACTAAAACCCTCAGTTAAGTCTGGGGGTTTTTTTATTCTATCCCCAACCTTTTTCCTGTTCCTCTAATATCTTTCTGGAATCTTTTTACCATGTCTTCAAGAATGTAAAGTTGATTTACGTCCAGATCAAACAAATCTTTTTCAGAAACGTCAAAGTATTTCATAGCTTTTCTTAAACTTTGTTTTGAGCTTGCACCTTTTATAGAAAAGATAAGACTTGTTTTCTTTTCATCTGGGTCTAAAGATTTTTTAAGTGATTTTTTAGTGTTTGTATTTGCTACCCTCAAGATAGCCTTAACAGCGTTTTGTTTATCTTTTAGAGACATACTATCCCAATCATTATTATAAAGAACAACATCAGCTAACATTTCTATCTGAGGTCTTACATACTTATTATAATGATTGATAGCTTCAGGAGATTTGTTTCTTATTCCTGTACTCCAGTTAGGTCTACCAATATCGTTAAAAAGTTTTTCAATTGTTGAAGAAGGTTGAACTTCTCGATACCCTACAATTTTACCTATGGGTACAGGCATAGGCTCACCTGACAAAGCTTTTTCTTTTTTGTCTTTACCACCTTTACCTAATAATTCTCTTGCTTCCTCAGCATCTGTAAGACTAAGCACCCAATCAAAAATTTCATCTGTGTATCTTAAAGAGTCATTAATCCATCTGACCCCTTGCTTTTTATCTACTACTTCGTAGTCTTCTCCCCTCGCCATAGCAAGTGTTTGATTAACTGGCTCAAATCTTCTACTAAAACCAGATATGTATTGTGATGCAACTTCACCTACACCTCTTGCAACTATAGAAATAAATTCTTCATCTTGATTTTCAAAAGCTAAATCAATTCCTTTTGCGATAGCTCCGTATGAGTCACCAAGATCTCTTGTGAGAGCACGTATACCAAAGTTGTCAATAAAAGCTTTTTTTAAGTCTAGAGGTATTTCATCATCTCTTATTTTATGTGCAAACATTCTACCTACAAGCATGGGAACATTTCTTGGATAATCATAAAGATAACTTCTTACAGCACCAGAGTCATCTCTGTCTTCGTACCAAGCAAGACCCTCTTCTAGGTTCTTTATCTGGCTTATTGTTCCTAAAGTAAGAGCACCATATCCTATTGCTGATTTAGTAATAAGATCTAAAGTGTCTCTCTTTTGTGCTGCTTCTCCACCTGCTCTTACTACGTATTTGTTAGCAAGACTTATACCAGAATGATCAAGCATAAAAGCTACACTGTTATTCCAGAACTGCCCAAAGGGTGCAAGAGCACCTATACCTGGAACTTGTCTTACCTCTTCTATCCCTTTAGCTATAAATTGTAAGTATCCATCATTACCGCCATACTTCTTTGAAAAGGTGTTACGCAAAGCATCTTGAACTGCTCTAGCTTCTATCTCTGCAAACTCTTTAAACATTTCTGTTCCAGGTTGTGATAGATACTTTACCAGTTCATCATCCTGTAAGAACTCCGCAAAAGTTTTTCCGTATTTTAATCTCACTTGTTTGTCTATTGCGTATGCAAACTCTTGAGTTTTTGTAAAAAAGTCTTGAGCTTTAACAGCGTACAAAGTCTCAAACAAATCGTTGTATCTTTGAAACCCAGTTTTCTTTTTAATGTTGGCAGGGTTTAACTCAAACTCGTCAAGTATACCTTTGACTTCAACACCACCATTAAGATACCTAAATAATTCTCTTTGTGCTTCTGGTCTTACAGCTAAAAAATCTAGAATTGTGTCTTTTGTTCCATAAGGATTAACCATGTTTCTGACCTTCTGCCTTTGAAGATCCATCATAGAAACAGCTAATTTTTTGTACTTAACAGCGTTTTCTGCATCACCCCTAACAAGGTTAATCATAGCGTTTCCACTATACAGACCTGCCCTTAACATATCTGAAATACTTTGATTTACAGTAGCAGCTTTCCAACCTATAACGTTTAACCCTGTTGTTCCAGGGTGAGTAACAATTGATCTTATGAGAAGACTTTGAAAGTCTACTAACTTGCCTACAACTTTTTTAAAAGTGCTTTGATCAATAGGATCTATTACAGCCTGTGCTATTTGTTCTGGTGTTGGTTCATCCAGACCAAGCTTGTTCATTAGCTCCTGACCCTGAGCTTTAATCTGGAGTATTTGACCTGCTTTAGAAGTTGCAGCCGCATCTATTTTTATAAACTCTTCAAAGCTGTAATTTTTTAGTTGTTCCGATGACTGCTTTAAAATATCGTAAGCTTCAAGAACAATGTCCTTGTTTTCTTTTGATAGGTCTCCAAAAGCCTCACCTAAAAAATGTGTAAATCTCATATCAGGTGGTCTTTTATAACCTGCTTTTGCTAGTATCTGAACAAGACCTTCAAAACCTGCAGCGTCTGCTCTTTCTAGTTGAACGTCCTTCTTACCGTTAAAGAACATGACAGCAAACTCAGTATCATAATCAATAGAAGCTTTAGGATCGTCAGAAACTTTAGCTAACTCTTTACCGTCTGCAACTTTCTGCGCCCACTTAGTAGTGTTTTCTTTAAGTTGAAGTAAAGCTTTATTTACGTCTGCACTAGCAAGTATTTTTTTTCTGTCTTTCTTACTTAACTTGTTTAAGCTATCGTCTAAACTTTTTTGAATTTGAGAAGATCTGTCTAACTCAATTGAGGCAAGAGGTATATCCTTATTTAATTTTTTACTGTATACAAAACCTGCTTGAGCAAGACCACCACCAACAAGACCAGTTGTTAAAGCCGATAACCCTGTCTGAAAAAAGTCTAACTCATCTTTAAATCCTGAAGTTACTTCAGCTTTTTGTTGAACATAATCTGTCAAACCTGCAGCAGCTATGTCAAATTTAAGGCTACGATACACAGATTTTCTGTCTGCTTTATCTAATATTACTTTTCTTTTTGATTTCTTTAGAGCTTCTTGAAAAGCTCTCTGTGTTGTCTCCCTTTGTATTCTCTCAACAACAGACTTTTTTAATCCTTGTTTAGCAGCGTTGTTAGCCGCTAGTCTACCTGCTCTAAAAGCTAAATCTTTTGCTCCTATTAAAGCTAATTTTTTTGAACCTTGTACTGCTGCTCTAGCTCCACCTGCAGCAAACAACTTACCTACACCAAGAGACACTAAGTTTATCGGGTCAACAACAATAGCTCTTGCGTAATCACCTACAGCATCTAGCTTCTCCCCCACTGTCCTGTCCTTACTGAAAGCACCTCCAAGACTATCAAACAATTCGTAGGCTTTAGCAGCCTTTGCACGTCTAGCATCAAGCTTGTCACCTTCCCCTGAGTTAAGATGTGTCAACTCAGTAACAGCAACAACAGATTGACCTGCGTTAAACTTCCTCATTTGATTTATGTAAGAGTCAATGATTTCTCTTTTGTCGTACTCAGTGTCTTCCATACCGAATCGATCAGACATATAATCTTTAATGATGCCGTAGTTGTCATCAATAGATAAAGTTTCAATAAGAGAAAGACCCTCCTGCTTTTTTACTTCAGGGGGTCTTTCCGTATCTCCACCTCCCTGGAAGTATTCATCTATTGCTTTTTGATTCTCTTGAAAAGTACTCATTCTTGTTCGTCACCTTGGAAAAGTTCAGCAGTTCCATCTGGAAAGAAAGCTGTGTTTGATAGAGCCGCCTTGTAAGTTGGTCTAGTATTAAACCAGTTTTTAGCAATGTCTTTGTGTATTAACATTAATTGATAATAATACTGATAAGGATCACTTCCGTATTCTTCTTGTATTTTCAGAAGTTTAGCATAATTATCTAAAATTCTCTTTTTTAGTACAGGGTCACTGGTTCGTTCAGCTTGTTTCGTATAACCATCCTCAGCAATAGGATCAGTTTTAGTTGCGAACCATTTATCATAAGCCCCATAAATATCATCTCTTGCAATCTCAAGTAATTCTGCGTTACCTCCTGATAAAAGACCTAGATCAACCTTAGTTCTTGAATCTTCCTTTCTCCCTTTTATAGGTGCGGCAGACATACTAGCAAAAACATCAGCACCAGTTACGTCACCAAAAATACTTTCGCCATAGGCATCATACATAATATCTTGTGATGATTTCTCACCGAACAATTTTTGTAGTAAGTTCTGTTCAACCTGCTCTGGCCTTTCTCCCATATCTCCTTTAACAAAGTAAGGAGTAGCTTTTTTAATTAACTCTGACGGACTTACATCTTCCCCTTCAAAATCTGAAGCAACTTCGACAGCTTGTTTAAGAATGTTAGTTGAAAGTCTGCCTTCCTCCTCTGCTGTCTGTGCAGCTTTAGCAAGCCTAAGAACTTCTCTTGGGTTGTCGGTAAGCAAAGCATTAATAGTTCTGTTGTCTAAGTCTTTAGACTGTAGGTAATCAACAGACCTGTCAAGTAAATCACGAAACTTATTTACTTCTTGTCTACGTTCAATACCACGTTGAGTAAGATACTCTTTTATTTTATCTTTTTTCTCTCTTGCGTATTCTCTGTTTTCTTTCATGTCCTCAGCTAGACCGCCAAGGAAAGCACCTGCAGTAACCCTACCAAAAAAACCCATCTTATTACCTCGCCATCAGACCTTTAGGTGTATCTTCAACAACATCATCATCTACCATCTCAGACTCTTCGTCAGGTTCTGCTTCTGATGTTGCTGTTTCACTTATCTCTTTTAAAAGTTGAAAACCTTTATCACGTTCTTCTTCAGGGGTTTTGTCAACAGCCCTTACCAACATAGCAGCTTTTTCTGTTGCTGATAATTCTTCTTTAGCAAAAGTTTCTTTGTATTCTACACCTGCAGCGTCAGCCATTTTCATTACTGCTTTACGGACTACACGTTCAATTAACAAACTCTTATCAATATCGTGTACACCTTTTCCTACAGCACCTGTCATCATTGAATCGGTAAGAACCTTTACTGGTATACCCATATCAAGAGCAAAGAAAATATTATCTATTACTTCTGGATCAGAGATCCTATCAAGATGATACCTTACTGCTTCATTAGGTTCTGTTATTTCTGGGGGTCTTTCCCAAGGGTAATTCTTTGGTTCATCTGTTAGGGCTTGCCCTGGAATAGGTCTGTTAAATACTTCAGACATTATACTTCACCTCTGTAAAATTTAATAATACTTTCTACTGTAGCATTTCCATCCTCACCTGCCCACTTAGGATTTGCTTCTAGTTCTTTACTTCCTTTTCTATAGACTACAAAATCTTTGTCTTTGTTTCTTGCTGAAGGTGCAGCAATCAACAGACCTAAAGGAACTGATCCGTTATACTCTGCGTAATCCCATCGATCTAAATATTTTTCTAGAGCGTTTAACTGATCTACTGGGTTCTTAGACTTGTTTAGTTTCTTGAGATCAATCCCTGCTTCTTTAGCAGGTGTAGCTAATATTTGAAACATGTTCTTTGCTGCAGGGTTAGTCATAAGACTACTTTCTTTAGCACCAACCATAAGTATTTCACGTTCAGATATACCGTACTTTTCTGATAATGATGCTAACTTAGCAGAGAACTTCTCGTTTTCTTTTAACTCTTTTATGGTTTCAGAAAAATCGTCTAGGTCTTTGTCAAAGAAATACTCTGCTCCTTTAGGACGGTTAGGAATACTCTCTTCCATATCGTCTGTGTCCATGTCACTAAAATCAAAATCTTTTTCAAGATCGTCATCCCAATTTCCGTAGAACTCAGACAAAGCTTTGTCAGCTTTAGAATCGTCAACAGAAGCACTAGTTTTTAAAGCGTTTCTTACACCCCTTCTAGCTTCTTCCATTTTTTCTTTAGTCTCTTGCCTACCCATAAGGCTTCGTTGGGTAGTCTCAGCTTTGTTAGCTTGTGCTGCTCCTTTCCAATTCTCTAAAATCTCAGCATGTCTTGAAGATGCTATCTTTTCTTGATCTGGAGGTAAACTCATTATCCTATCCCTACTATACTTTTAAATACTTCTTTTAAGAAATTACCTGAGTTTGCTGCTGCTTGTATATCAGCTTCTAACTTTGCTGCTTCTTTAACACCTTCTATCTGTAGCTTTTCAAGAACAACAGCATTAGCTCTTTGAGCGTTGTTCTCTGAGATCTGAAAGGCCATTGAAAGAACATCTCTTTCTCTCATCCATATCTCATCTAACGCCCTCATAGTCAACCCATTTACGTTCTGAGCATAAGCCATGTTAGACTCGTTTGCTGCAGCAGAATTTATGGTTGCAATGTTCTGTCTCCACTGAGCATTTGCTTGTGCTACAGCAAGATAGTTCTGAGCGTTAAACCTTTCTCTTACATCCTGTAACTCAGCATTAAACTCTAGCAACGTGTTTATTTCGTCAGCGTTAAACTGTTGCATTGCGTTGAGTTGAGCAGCATTGAACTGATTGACTGAAGCTTTGAGGTTAGCAAAGAACTGGTTTGCTTGGTTCTCAGATGTAGCATTAAACTGATTTACTGCGTTCTCAGCAGCACTATCAGATAGTATTGAATTAATTAGTGATTGCTGTTTAAACAAAGCTGTCTGTTGATCGTTAGACAAGTTAGCCATGTCAACTTGTAAAAAGTTCTGAGCGTTTTGTACCTGTGCTTGTTGTCTGTTGTTAAGGTTAGATATGTCAAGCTGAGATATGGCAGCAGCCTCAGCCATAACTACGGCTTGCCTGTTAGATAGGTTCTGAAGTTGCATGGTATTTGCAGCCCTAGAATTTTCTAAGGCTACCTGCTGATCTGCACTGAACTGCAGGTTAGCAATCTCAGATACGGTAGTAGCATTTTTTACTTTAGCTTGGAAAGCTTGATCAAACTCAATACCTAAGAACTTGGCACGTTGTTCAGCTTTAAACAGAGCCATCTGCTGTTTGTTACCTGCATCTATCTGAGCAATAGGCAGTGCGGCTTCCATAGCAGCCTGTACAATAGCTTGTCCTGCAATAGATGAAGCACCAAGACCACGTTCTGCTAAAACTGCTGTAGCTCTTCTCATAGATCCTGCAGCCCAAGCAGGTGTGTTACCACCTTCAAACTGTTGCATCAAAGAAGCTAGTTCATCTTGCACCGTAGCGGCTTGTATTTCACCAGTTCCAAATGTTGCTGATACTTTTCCTTGATCAACACCAGTACCAACAACAAGTTCTCCGTTTGGACCTGTACGTAATTCACGAGTAGGAGCATTTTCAACGTTAAGAGCAGAACTTGTTATCCCTGCTAATCCAGAAACACCAGAAGTATTTTGTTGTTGAGCAGTAATAGTGTCAGAGGGTTGATCCAGATTGGCAGCACTCATTGCTGCAGTAGCTGAAGTTATACCAGTCTGTGTTTTGTCAGCAGTAATGTCTGCTGCTCTTCTTTCTGTGGGTGCGTCAGCTACTACACCAGTACCCATTTGAGCTATTTCATCTCTGCGTACAATAGGAGCTACGCCTAGTGACTGACCTGCAGTAGCTTCTATCACAGATCCGTAAGTGTTAGGGTCTATGTAGGTAGTTGGTGCTGCAGCTATTGCACCTTGAGGTGCTCCGTAAGCTTGAGCAGTAAGGTTTCTTTGAAACTGACCTAAATCTTCTTTAGTGATTTCTTGCTGAGTATTTATACCACTCTGATTTAAGTTTGCCGTCTGTGGGGGCATAGGAACAGGATCAACAATTGGGCTTGTATCTACATTTGCTGCGTTAGCTTCTGCTAGTGTTGCATACAATTGTGAGAAAGTACCATCAGGATACTGTATCTTAAACTGTGTACCATCTTGAACAACAAAACCACCTGGAGCATAACTCTGGATCATACCACCTTGGTACTGACCCTGCACTTGACCTTGAGTCTGACCTTGCTGTTGCTGTGTAGTCTGTGTAGTAGCAGTCTTAGGAACTAGATAGTATCCTGCAGGAATAGGCTGAGTTGGTTTACCGTTAATATGTTGAACATACATAGTCATACCAAAACTATTTCTGTATAGCCTCATTTCAAAAGCAGGGGCTTGCCCTTCGTTAAACTGCTCTTGTGGGGTTTGAGGTTGATAGAATTGTTGTTGTTGATTAGCTCTGGCAATAAAGCTATCTTCTTGGTTTTCTAGACCCTGCTGAAATGTAGGTATTTGTTGTTGAGTTACACCTGACATAGCAGGAGTTGAAGTTCCTACATTGCTTGTTCCTGCTAGTGGTGTTGAGATATAACCAGTAGTGTTTGGAGTAAAGAAACTACCAGTTTGCCCTGTGTTTGCTGTAGGATCTTGAGCAATATCTATCTGAGCAGTTGGATTAAGAGATGTGGCAACACCTGGAAGTGAATCAACATCAACAAGATCATCATCTTTTATCTTTAACTTCTTTAAAATCTCAGCCCACTGTAAGGAGTTGTACAAATCACCGGTGGCATCAACTTGGTATTGTTGATTTAGAGCTTGTTCTTGGTC